TTGCCCGTGGCCGGGTCCAGCCAAGTCGCCCGACCGTTCTTATCCGTGCCACGCCGCGCGCCCGGAGGGACGCCGTTCGCTGCCGGGGCTGCGCCGCCCATGTCGGGGCGGCCGCGGGTCACATAGTCGCCCGCGTTGAACAAGCCTGACGGGTCTTGGTATTCGCTGGACAGGCTTTGCAGGACTTCGTTGATTGCTGCACTGGCGTTCCCGCCGGTCGCGTAGGCTTGGGCTGCTTCGTCCGTGACTTCGTCCAACAGTTCGGGAGGGAAGGTCGCGTCCGGGAATTGGCGCGAAACCCGTGCCGCGACTTCCTTGCGGATGTCTGTGATTACGGACGGCGTGATCGTCTTGGGCGCGGGGGTTTTCGGGGCGGCCCCGGTGGACATGCCCGAACCCAACAGGACGTTCTGGTAATCGGTAGCGCCCCCGTAGGCGTTGGGGTTCACCCCGGAAATAGCCCCCACATTCGCTTGCGCGTCCGCTTGGGTGTAGCCCGCGCTGCCTTTGATCGCCACGTCCAGCGCCAAGAGCGTTTGCCGGGTCCGAGGGTCCGACAGGTCCGTGTTGGGGTCCGCAAGCATTTGCGCCTTGAGGTTGGCCGCGTCCTGCGCGGTTTGAACCCCGGTGTTGGAGAGGATTTTCGCAAAGGTGTCGGCCTGCGTCAGCGCGGTCCCCGCGTCCACGCTGGCGCGCCCGGACGCGGCGGTGGCCGGAAACTCTGCGGCTTGCACGTCTGTGTAGCGGGCGTTGGCGTTAGAGGCGTTCGCCGCGCCGTCAGCCTGCCGAGTTTGGCCCGCTTGCAGGACACGTCCGGCTTCGGCGGTGGCGGGAAACTCCGTTGCTTGGACGTTCGTATAGTTGGCGTTGGCGTTGTTTACGCCCACGGTGGAGTTGCCGATGTTGACGGTGTTTTCGTTGAGGCGGTCAATCCAACCGTTGTTGATGTTGACGCCTTGGGTTTGGGCTTGGGTCAAGCCCGTGTTGGCGTCAATGCCAAGGCCCTGCCGACGCTTGAGGTCCGCGTCGATCTGGGCGTTGGCGTTGCCGCCCATGCCTGTGAGGGCTTGGAAGAACGCCGCGATACCGGGGTTTTGAATGTTTGTTGTGGTCACGTTGCGGTCCTCTTAATAAATCGGGTTGCGCATTGGGCGCATGAGGGGCGCGGACGTTGTCGGCGTCCACGGGCCGACGCCGCCGCCGCCGACGCCGCCGCGTCCGCCCATGCCTGCCATAGCCCCACCGACCCCGGACAGAATGTCCGAGAACGTGCTGCTGCCCGGAGAAACTTCTGCGCCGCGAATTTCTTGCTCTTGCTGGCCGACGGCCAAAGACCCGCGCCGTAGGCCGCCGAGGGTGGACAAGGTGTTGCCCGTATCCGTCACGCTTTGGGCGCGGCCTTCGCCTGCGCGACCGTAAGAAGACAGCGCCGCGAGGGCCTTGACCCGGTCGCGCGCTTCGCCCGCGCCTTTGTTGATGCGGGAGTTGATGCTGTTCTGGACTTCCACGGACGCGCCTTCCTGTCCGGGCAACCGGGTGGTGTCCGAAAGCGCTGGCGCGGTGGAAGTGAGTTTGTCCAAAAAGGTTTGGGCCGAAACGTCTTTGCTTTCGTCAAACTTTTCGCGCGTAAGGTCGGCGGCGGTTTCGTCGTAGGCTTGGAGCATTTCGCCTTCCATGTTTTTCTGCCGCGCACGTTCCGCTTCGCGGGCGCGCTGCGACATTTCGTAGGCTTTTTTGTTTTCGGCGTTCACCCGGTCAACGTAATTGCTTTGGGTGTTGGCCTGCGCAATGCCGCCGACGGTCGATAGGGCAAGGCCGATAAGGGATACTGGGTCACACATGGCGGCCTCTTATTGAATGATGCGGGAGCCGCCGGACTTAGACGCCGACTGCCCCGGATTGAAATATGCGTTGTAGGTGTCGCGCTCGGTCTTGCCCGCGTTGTAGGAGCCGATGCCGTTGGCGATGCCTCCGAAAATGTCACCCAAAGGATTGTAGGACGGCTGCGCCTTGAACAGTTGGGCGGACCGGGCAAGCGCCCCGTTTGCCGCCAGTTCGCTGTCGCCCGTGGCGTTCAGCAAGGACACAAGGCTGGACTTCTCGTTGTTGATGTTGCCTTGCAAACCCGCGCGGGCGTCGTTGGCTTTGGAGAGAGTGGACGCGGTTTGGAGGTCGTACTCCCCCAAAAGTTTACCCTGCTTGTCGCCCGCGATGGACGAATTGAGGGTGCCAGCCCGCGCCAACCCGTAGGTCAGTTGGTCCTTGGCGTCCCCGAATTGTCTGTCAACGTCCGGCTGGTAGAAGCCTAAATATTGGTCGCGGTATCCGTCGAAGAAACCGTCGTTAAATTTGCCGAACTCCGTGTCGATTTTCGCGGTGCCTGCTTTGATGCGGGCCTTGCGGGCTTCTTCGTCCGCACGGGCCTGTTTGGCGTCCTTGAGCATGGCGTCTTGGTAGGACGTGTCCACGTCTGGGCTTGATCCAAAAAAGCACATGAGCCGCCTCTTTCATTTATGTTCTGGCCGCCGGGGTTTTGCCGCTATTGCCGTTTTTGTAGACTCTCGCGTCCAGACGTAACTGACAAAGGTCTGCCCGTTTTTCCCGTAATTGTCTAGTGTTTTCTCTGGTCTGGCACCTAGCAACTCCATCCAACGGTGGGCTTGGGTGTGGGTCGCCAGCGACATCGCGTCCGCGCGGATGAAGCCGGAGTTTAGAAGCGCCGGGAGAATAAACTTCCTGCCGTGCTTGGTTAGGGTCAGTGCGACCTTGTCCCAATCGTCAGTCCCGTAAGCCCACATTGACCAAACCTTGGGCCACCGGGGGACCGCGCCGATTGCCGCGACAGGTTTGCCGTCCAGATACGCGCCCCAACGGAACGCCCCCGAATTGACCGTGTCCCGCGCGAGTTGTTCGGGGTCTTCCCCGAAACGGGTCGCAAAGATTTCTTCACGGTCGCAGCCCCGCAAGTTTTGGGCTATTTCCAGCATGTCCGCGAAGGGTGGTTCGGCGCGCAGTTCAATCCGAGGGGGCATTAGCTTTCGTCCCCTAAGTCGTGGTGTAGCGCCACGGACGCCAGTGTCGCGGGGCCTGTGCCGACGGACACCATGCGGATCGCCAGATGGTTCGCTTCCATGTCGATAGGGACGCGGTTCCTGCCCCACGTCGGACGGTCCAGTGTTGCCACCCGGACCCACGCGGGTGTGGGGTTCGGGTCGCTCACCGTGACGGCCGGGGGTTCCGGGCAGACATAAACTTCCCACGTCCCGGTGCAGGTCACGTCCATGCCGGACCAGTATTTGGTGACGGCGGGCCGTGACGCGTCCATGAAGGGGGTTTCGACCACTACCGCCGAGGCGTCGTAGTTTTCGGCGGCGGACCCGATGGGGGTGTTGGGGTCGAACGGGTTTTGCGCCGGGTCCGCGACCGAGCCATAAACGAAAAGTTCTTCGCCGGAACGGACCGCTAGGCGGCTTCCCGCCGTCGTGATGTAGTCTATGTTGGTGTAGAAGTCGAAGACAGACCACGCCGAAACCTTAGAGTTCGGGAAGGCCGTCAGGACGAACGCTTGCGTCCCCCACACCATCCAGTAACGCCCCGTCAGCGGGTCAACGACCGCCGTGATCTTATCGGCCAGCGGTTGGGTCAGGGTCGCGCGCTTCACGGCGATAAGTTTGTCCACGGGCGCGCCGACGTCGTTGACGGCTGCCGCCGACTGAATGTCGCGTGCGCGCAAAGACCGGATGCCTGTGTCCGAAAGGAACAGGACGTCGCCGGAGCCGAAGCGGGCCACGGCGTTGCGCGTCACCAAACCTGTGTTGCCGAGGACTTGCGTGATTTGGGACAGGGCCGGGTCCGGGTCCATCGCCCAAATCTGCACGGACGTGCGCCCGAAGACGGCCAAAGCGCCGTAGTATTCTTCAAGGCCGACCAGTTCGGTTTCGCCAGCGTCTTCCGTGGTGACGTCGATGATGCCGTTGCCCGCGCCGACGGACCAGTCCATTGGGTCGCGGACCGCAGAGAATTTAAGGTTTGTACCGTCGGCGGCGAACAGCTTGGATTTGTGCGCCCGGACAGTCTCGCCCTGGGCGGCGGCGTCTGTGACTTCCGCTCCGTCGTAGTAGTGGACGACGGACCCGTCAACGTACCGCAGCACGACGTATAGTTTGCCCGCGAAGGTTTGGACGTCCAACAATCGGTCGGGGGCCGAAGGGCCGACGGTAGCAAGCTGCTCGTAGCGCACGAAGGCGGGCAAGAGGGGTTCGACTGTGGCGGCGTCCGAGAGGCCGAAGACAACCAACTCCTTGTTCAAGAACGACAACCCGAACGTCAAGGACGCCGGGAGCGTGCCGAGCGACGTCAGGGTTTTGCGTTTCTCGATTTCCCCGCCGGAAGTTATGACCGCGTTCGTGAGGTCGCGCAACGTCCCCGCCGGGGCCGTGATGTTGGATTTCCGCAGGTCAACACCCGAAGCGAAGTCGTCTATTTGAAGCGTCGGCATTGTGCGCCTTTCGGGTTAGGACGTGCGGAAGCGTTGCCCGCCGGGGGCGCGACCCGCGCGCCCGGAGTTCGGGATGGTGATTGAGTTGTTCGGCGCGGACGTCCGTTGGCGCAAGGACGCCATCCGGGCTTGCGCCTTCTGAATTTTAAGGGGCGCATCTTCCGAACGCTGGCGGGCCAAGAGTTCGGCGGCGGTGTGAAGGACCACGACGGGGCCGTCCACCGTGGAGCGGTCCGTGTCCGGGTTTACCAGCGGCATAAGTTTGTGCTTGCCCTCAAACCGAAGGACGACTTCACGGTCCGGCAAGGGCCAGATTTCGGCCATGTTCGTGTTGATTTCTTCGGCCACCAAAGACAGATAGTTCTGCCAGCGGACGGGGCTTTCGCGGCGCTCGTCCGCGTCACTGTCCACGGTGTTCAATTCTTCGGCGCTGACGCCGTAACCCAAAGTGACCCAATCGCCGTTGGGCGCTTTCTGGAACACTTCCCGGATACCTTCAAAGTCCAGCTTGTCGGGATATGCGACGTAGCGTTGGCCCGCGAAGACAGTCACGGTTTGGTTGATGTTGAGGTTCGGCCAATCAAAGTCGTGGTAAACTTCTTCTTGGATGCGCCGCAAAAGCCCAATGTGTTTTGGGGTTAGGTGGCTGCCGTGCGACACGTCCGGGCTAATGCCCGCCTCTTGGCGCAGTTCGGTTAGCATGTCCGCAAGGGTCATTAGGCGCACGGCAGTCTCCTAGATTTAGTCTGGCAGGTCCGAAAGTCCCGGCAAGGCTGGGGTTTCGTCTGCAACGATTGTTGGGGTTGCGGCTTTGGTTTTGCTGCCGCGCATTTTGGCTTTGGCTTCCGTGGCGGCTGCCGCGCCTGCGTCGAGTTCGGCTTGGGTCGGCAGTGCGTCGTCCGAAAGCTGCATCATGGCCGAGCCGCCGACGGTCGGGAAAACCTTACCCACGGCGTCCCCATAAATCAGGGTGAGGCGGGCGTGTTCTTCCGCGATGCTGCGCTCGACGGAACCTTGGACCACAACAGTGTGGACGTTTCCTTCACCGCCGTGAAGGGCCGTGAGGACAAGGGTTTCCGGGAAGGTCACGGGTTCGTCGCCGCCTTTGAACACGACGTTATCGGGCGACCCGGAGAGGTTGACGTAGGCGGTTACGAGTTGGATTTTAGGCACGGGATCATCCTTGTGCTGGAAGGGAAATGCGCCCCCGGCAGGACCGGGGGCGCAAAGCGGTTAGGTAATGTCGATTACCAAGCCGCCGTTTAGTTTCTTAGCGACAACCTGCCCGGTGTTCGTGATGGAACGGAACATCACGAATTGGTCAGCCGGACGCGATGGGGAGTGCGACTTGCGCCATTCCTGTTCCATCTTCATCAGGAAAATGTCGCGGCTGTCGAACCAGTAGCCGCGCTTGGCAAGGCCAAGATCGTCCAAGGTCGGGTCGTACTGAACGGTCGTGCCGTCAAACAGCATCGGCCCCATTGCCCCGTCTTTCGAGCCTTTGAAGCCCGATTGGGTGTATGTGCCGTTGGCCCGCATTTCGATTTCCAAGGCCCCGATAAAATCGGACCCTGCAAGGAAAATGTCGGGCTTGCTGCCGTAACGGCGCAACTGGCGCTGTTCAACTTGTAGCACTTGCCACAGCGCGCCACCGTTTGCGGCTGCGGACGTCACCGCGCCGCCGCCGTGGACAGAGAGGGCCGGGGTTGTGCCGACTTTTGTGCCGAAGGCTGCCGTCCGTGCGCGGTTGCGCAGATAGGCATTTGCGGCGGTTGCGCGGTTTTTGGTCCCGACGGTGCCGATGGTAGGATCGGCAACAAGGAAGTGGCGCAAGCCGTGCATCCCTTTGGCGTCCGCCGTGCCGTCGCCCCAATAGATGGAGTTCGCGGAACGACCGTACTGTTCGCCCAGATCGGCCAGCTTATCTTCAAACATGTTGATAAGAGCCGTCTTCTCACGTCCAGAATGGTTGGACGTGGACGCCGAAGTGTTGCTGTCGGACACCGAAATGCCGTCATGCTTCAATTCGGTCAGGGTCAGCGAAATACCCAAGTGCATTTCGCGCCACTTGAACGCCAGCACCGCGAGGTTGGCTGGGTTGTAGAAGTTCACGGTGTCGTCGTACTCGAAGCCTTTAAGGCCGTCGTTCACGCCTGCTGCGCCGTAGTTGGGTTTGACCCGTACTTCGATGTTACCCTTGCCGCCGGGGAAAGTTTTTGCTTTGCTTTCCATCAGGTTGACAAGAGGGCGCTCTTGCAAGACCTGCGCGAACGCAGGGTCTTTGCTCATATAGTAGTCGAGTGCTGCGTCCGCGATGTACGCGACTTGTGCGGGAGAAAGTGCCATGTTGGCCTCTTAAACTTAGCCCCGTATGGCGCTGTCATAAGCCCGACCGACTGCATCATGCAGGCTTGACGGTGTGGGCTTAACGCCGGAGCGGTTTACGGACGAGGGACCGTTGGGCGTGGGCCGGGTCGGCGCTTTGCTTGGTTGCACCCGACGGACCAAAGCTGTCGCTTCGTTGTGCGCAAGCTGCGCAAACTGTACGGCTTCTTGTGGCGTCCGTGGGTGTCCGCGCTCTGCGACAATGGCTTGTGCCGTTCGCTTCATCACGTCCAGTTTGAGTTCAAAGTCCGGGTCCGATTGCGCAGTTTGCTGGTGCCAGTTAGCGACGGCTTGCTGGACGGCTGCGCGGTTCTGTTCCGCTGCCTGACCGTTTGCTTGCGTGGTTGCACGTTGCACTTGAGCATTTGCACGGGCCGCTTCATGGCGAAGCCGTGATTGTTCTCGCGCCACTTCCTCTGTCATTTCCCCGCTGTCCACGCGCCCCGAAAGGTCGTGCGGTACTGCTTCCCCGATTGCCTCAAGGGCCGATCGCATCGTGGGGTTGACGCGGTCCACAAACGCTTTGAGGCGTTTAGGATCGCCGGACTGCAAGTCTGCGCCGAGTTTTAGCAACTCGACCATATGGTCGTCCGTGAGGTTTTCCCGTTCCATAAACTGCCGCAACTGGCGGTAATTCGTGGCGTCGGGCTGCAACTCTGTCACTTCTTGGCGCAGGGCCTTACTTTGGCCCGCAAGTTTGTGGATACGATTGCGCGCGTTTGGCGTCATTGCCGCCAGTTCTTCTTTCGAAGGTTCCGCGTCGTCGTCCCCGTCCGCCTGCTTCTGCGTTTCGGAACCGGGTTTGTCCCCGGTGCTTGTGGACTTGCCGTCTTCTTCGGACTGACCTGCGTCTTCTTCGGCTTCCTCACCCTGACCGTCGTCGGCGGGGGCTTTAGTGGTTGCGTCGAAAGCTGCGGCAATGGCTTCTGCCATGCTTTGCGGTTGGCCGTCGGTTGATGGTTCATCCGTCGCGCTGGACGAGGCGTCGATTGCGTCCGTGCCGCTGGACGAGGCGGCAGTTTCGTCCGAGGCGGTAGCTGGCGAGGCTACCTGTTCGTGTTCGCCGTCGAGGTCTTGGGGCATGTGCGTCCTTCGCTGTCCTAGAAACTCTGATCGGGAATTTACGCCGGACGTGTCTGCTTGGGCAAGACAAATTTTCTCCAAAACATACAAAAACACCCCCCGGACGTGACCGAGGGGTGGTTTTTTGTCTGCCTTGTCAGAGATTTAGGCTTGGACGTTGTTCCCTGCGGACGCGGGGTCCATCGGTGGGCGTCCCGGCGGACGCGCTGCGGCGTTCACTTGGGGCGGTTGCGTGGACGGCGCGTTGTTCCCGCCCTCTGCGCCTTGGGCGTTCGGGTTGTCTTCCGCACCCGCGCCCGCTGCGGCAGGTCCGCCCTTCATAGCGTTCATCATCATAATGGACGGGACGCCGGGGGCGAAGGCATCCGTCAGGTCCAGCTTGTCGTCCATCCGCCGCAGCATTTCCTTGCCCATAAACTCCGGCGAGATACCGGGGATTTGCATGAGCATCGGAAAAATCGCTTGGGCGACTTGGACTTCTTGCGCTTTGTTCGGACGGCCCGTGGACGCGGCTTCTACGTCCAGATAGATTTCGCGGGCGATTTCGTCCCGGCGGGCTTCGGGCCAGACTGCGCCGGGACCGACGACTTCTATGACGCGCTCTTGTGAACACTCCATGAAAAGCACTTGGCCTGCGGCGCGGGCCAGTTCGGTCAGAAACTCGTCCAAATCGTCCACGACGGCAGACACCGACGACACGCGAGAGCCTTCCGCGATGGACGCTTCCGTGGCTGTCGCGCCGGACGTGCCGCCGAGGTTGGCTTCCTGCTGGCCGAGGGACCGCAAATAGTCCTCATAGGCTGGCCCGGTTTCGTAAAGGCGCGGGTCAATCTGCGGGCCGGAATAGGCTTGCAGAACGTCTTGGACTTTCTCTTGAGGCTGCAAACCTTCCAACTCATAGACTGCGTGAGGGATCGGGCTTGCGATTGCGTCTTTGTCCGTAAGGGACAGGACACCTTTGCGGACAAAGGTTTTGGGCATGGCCGCGCGGCGGTGTTCACGCAAGCCCTGCCGGGAGCGGTTGATTTCCATTTGCATGTCGCGCATGAGAGCGACGTCCGAGGGCGGGAAGACCGTGTCTTCGGAGTAGAGTTCGTTCACCACAAACGGGAACCACGGGAAGAACCGTTCCAGCTTCACGTCCGGGGCCGAGGGTTCCACCAGAAAGTCCGGGTAGCCGTCACAGACCACATAGACCATCCCGTCCGTGCGGTTGTAGATTTCCCAGACACAGTGGTAGGCTTCGGCCTTGCTGTTCGATTGGCCTTCGCGGGGGGCGAACGCCCCGGTTTTGGCGCGGTCGTAGGTGCGCGGCCCGCTGCCGCCTTTGGAGTTGCTGCCGGACGCGTCGGCCACGTCGATGGAGTAGATTTCCTTGATGCGGTCCGAGGTCAGGAAGTATTCTTCGGCCACCCATTCGCTGCCGACGAAGCCGCGAAGCTGTTGGCAATTAACGTCCGGGATGATCGCCGTCGAGTGTGGGAAGTTCAAGGTCAAGCCTTCGCGGACCGTGACCATGTCTGTCTGGGACAAGGCGTCCAGCGTGAGGCGAAGTTGCTCGGTCTTGGCTTCGTGTTCGTTGATTTCGCCGTCGGCCACGTCCGCAGAGAGGCGTTCGACGGTCGCCAGTTGTTGCTGGAACGTGTCGATTTGCGCGTCCACGTCCGGGGGGTAAGCCATGACGCGCTGCCAGCCGAGTTTGACGTAGCCCACGCCTGTCGTCAGGCCGCGCCGGACGACGTTCTTCATCTGGACTTTGAACGGGACGGGCTGCTCGTCAATCTCATGTTCGAACATAAGTTCCAGCGTCCGGGCCATGTTGGACAGCCGTTGGTTTTCCTGCATGGTTTGGAGTGCGTCTTGCACAATCATGCCGGGGGTTGGGTCCATCGGGTTCACCGCCACTGCCTGCATGGCGGCTTGGAGGGTCTGGCTGGACCCGTCCCAAATCTTGGACAACAGGCGCGTCTTGCGTTTGGAAATGATCTTCGGGTTCTTACCGTAGATGGACGCCGTCCGCGTCTGGATGTGGCGCAGGGTAATGTTGGCGACATAGCGGTCTTTGCGCTCGTCCAAGAAGTTTTCGTCGCCCGGAAGGCCCATGCCTTCCTGCCATTGCCTGCCTGCCACGAATGACATGTCCCGGCGCATTTGCGCAAAGCCCCGGTCGTTCCAGAAGGACCGGGCTGCGGTGACTTGCGCCGCCCACTCGGTCACAAGGGCCGCGCGGTTTTCTTTGGGGGTCGGGACGCCACGGGTCACATTGGACAGGGCGTCCTGCACGTCGTCTTGGGTGCCGTCGATTTCGAGGGCTTCGTTATGGGTGTCCATCGGGTTTCCTTTCACCAGCCAGAGGCTTGTTTTTGGCGGCGGTTGTGGGCTTCTTGCTTTCGGATTTCGTCAAACATGGCGCGGAACGTCCCGGCGCGGGACGGGGACGCGGTCGGTCGGTGGCTGGCCGTCAGTTGGTGCGCCAAGCCGAGGCCGATGTAGGCCAGCGCGTCCACGAAGTCGTCGTGCGCGCCGTTGGGGAATTTCAACAGTTGGTCGCGGGCTTCGGGCCACCACGTCGCAAAGGCCGGGAAGAAAACCTTGCCCATCGCCATGCGGCCTTGAATGGACTGCGCGCGGCTTTGCTTGTCCGCCGTCGGCGTCACTTCGATAATAGCGCAGTAGACCCGTTCTTCTTGCATCCGCTTGCGCAGGAACGGGCCGATGGACTTCGTGATGTGGCCGCGTTCAGCCCACCAGTAGACGGGGTTTCGCGTCCGCATTAGGTTCAACATGGCTTCGGTCACGACGTCCGCCGGGGCGTGTTGCCACCATGTATCCGGCAGAACGTAAATGTTGTCCCGCTCGTCCACGCCGACGGGGACAAGAGCCGTCTTGTCGCGGGCTTGGTTGGTGGACACGGCATGGTCGGACGCGATGTAAACCCGCAGGTTCTTCGGCAGTTCGTCCGGGCGATAGGTCTGTATCCATTCGGACCGGAAGAACGCACCTTGCCCCGCGCTTGGGCGGCCTTGGTACAGGGCTTGGAAGCCGCGCGGGTCAAGGCGCTGTTGGGCTAAGAGGAACGGCACAGGGAAGCGTTCCGGCCAAAGGGCTTCGCCGGGTAGGCGTCCGAGGGGGTCGGCGGTGCCGTCGTCAAAGGCCAGCGCGGGCAGGTCAACAACCGTCCAGAGTTTGGCTTCGTCCGGGTCGTAAAACGGGTTCATGGGGTCCGTCAGTCGGCCCACCAGATCGTCTTCGTGCCAACGGGTTTGGATAAGAATTACCCACGCTTCGGACGTCATTTGGCGGGTCATAATGACCTGCGTGAACCACGTCCAAAGCTGGTCGCGGATCAGCTTACTGTCGGCTTCCTTCCGGTCTTTGATTGGGTCGTCCAGAACAATCCCGTGACCGCCCCTTCCGGTGATTGTACCACCGCGACCGACGAACGAAAGCTGACCGCCCTTTGTGGTTTCCAAACGTTGCGCCGCTTCGGAGCCGTCTTTCAGTTGATGGAGCGGGAAAACCAGCTTGTGTTCTGACGATTGGATTTTGTCCCGCACGGCCCGCCCAACATCGGCGGCAAAAGTCTCGTTGTATGTACCAAAGATAAGAGACAATTCGGGAAATTTCGCTGAAAACCACGCGAGGAAGTCCTTTGACGCAAGCTGCGTTTTGCCGTGGCGCGGGCCAAGGTTGAGGATCACACGGCGGCTGCGTCCGTCCACAAGGTCTTGGAGTTTGCGGGCGATAAGTTCGTGGTGCCGTCCGGTGTGGTAGCGCGTCCGGGGGTTCGCGGACGGGTCCGTGCTGTCCGGCATGGTAATCCGGGAGTAATCCAAGATGCTATCCGCCGCCGACTTCGCAGCCAAAAGCCGCCGAAGGACGTCCACACGGCGGGCGTCTTCGGGGGAGAGTTTGGTTTTGGTCTTGGCGGGGAATTTGCTCATTGGGGGGTGCGTCCTGACAGGGTTTCGACTTTGTCGCCGCATTTCAGGAGTTCGTTGCGGTCGCGTCCCCAGAAGACTTCCACGTCCACGTCCGTGAGGGCGCGGTCCGGGATCGCGACGGGGCGGACACAGGGCGAAGTCGGCTCAACGGATGGTGTTAAGCCGCCGCACCCGGTTAGCGCCAAGACAACTAAGAGTGCTAGGGGGGTCTTCACGGGCCAAGTCCTCATTCTCTTGCGCAAGGCGGTCCCTTTGGGCTTGTAAAACCTGTCGGGCCAAGTCCAATTTCTGGGCCGCTTCGGCTGCCGCGAGGGCCGCTTGTGCGTTTTGTCCCTTTTCATACCCTTTTCCGGCGACAAAGCCAACAAAAAGCGCAAGGCAAAGCAGGGCGGGTATCAGTGGGGCGAGGGAGAAGGTTCTGCTCATGCGGTGCGCCGGGGGGTTTGGGGGTTAAGGAGACACAGGGCCGTGAGGAATTTGACGGCGTGTTGCGCATACAGGGGTCCGTGGACGCGGACGTCGTTGTTGATGATCGCGCGGGCGGCTTTGTAATCGAAGCCGTTGGGGCGGTCGAAGTCGGCCAGTTTGTGTCCCCGGTAGCGTCCTGTGGACATGCCTTGGACGATGGACGCGACGGCCTTTTCGGGCTTGAGGATTTCGTCAGGGTTGTTTGCGAGGCCGACTTTGGTGTAGTTTTCGCGTCCGGTCAGTTGGTCGATGCCGCCGCCGCGGTAGTCCCAGCCGTCGTCCGTGCCGGGGCGGTTGCCCATGCGGTCGCCGTAGACGCTGTTGGCTAGGGCTTTGGGGCTGCCCGCAAAAGCTACGGCTTCGGGCCGGGTGGGCCAGATTTGCCGGATGCGCGCCGCAGTATAGAACATGTTTTCCCGTTGGGGGGTGAATTTGGCTTCGCCGTAGGCTGTCGCCAAGACGTAAGCGGTATGCTCACGCGGCCAAGTTTTGGTTTGGTCCAGTATTGCTTCCATCACTTGGACTTGGACGGGGTTTAGTCCGCGGTGGAACATGGGGCGGACGGTGTCAAAAAAGGCTTTAACGGTCATGGTGCTTCTCTTTCGGCCAACGGCCTTCGGCAAACAGGTTCGTCACTGTGAGGGAGGTTTCGGGGCAAATGTGGTGCGCGTAGATGGACCACGCCGAGGGTACGGGTGAGGTGTTGGCGCGTATCTCCCACGGCCCCCAAAGTTGCGCGAGGGGGTTGGAGGGTCGGCTGCCTGTGGGGCGGATAGCGTCTTCCGGTTCGGTGCTGATCGCGGCCCGTTCTTCACCCTGCGGGGTGGTGACGTAGGCCGTCAGTTTTTGGAAGTCGCAGCGCCGTTTGATGAAGTCGCCGGAAACGAGGGCGGTGTTGTCGGGCGAGAGGGTCACGACGGTGGTGTGGACGCTGTGGAACGGCGTCCGGGCCTGTATGTCCGACCATAGTCGGCTTTCCGTGACGCGGTAGTACGCAACAGGCGCGGCAATGGCCGCCCCTGCTATTAAGCAAATGACCACCAAAAACTTGGTTTCCTTGAGGGCTTGCGACAAGGCTACTTGGAAGACCATTTTAGCCCCCATCTTTCTTGTGGTTTGGGCCGCCGAGTTTAGCTTCGACCACGGCGGTGATTATTTTCATGCCGGACATGCCGAGCGCGCCAGCGATGAAGGCCGCGGCGGCGATGGTGTTCGGGTTTTCTTTTAAGCCGCCAAAGGGGGCCGCCATGACGGTGTGGACCAGCGGCCAGAGATAGACCCCGGTGATAAGCCCGCCGACGACGGCCGCCGCGCCGTCGCGGATGCGGACGCGGTCCGTGTTCCACCAGCGGGCGAAGCCGCCGAGGCCGGACGCGACGGCCACGCGGCCCGCCTCTCCCGTTACCCACGCGGCCACAACAACTATGGCGTTCGCCGCAAGGGTTAAAATGTCGTGACTAGCGTTCACTTCCACCTCCAAGAGATAACGCCGAGCGTCATCGCGAGCCGTTCGACCGAACCCACGCCGCTTGCCTTCAAGGCCGAATTGAATACTGCGGCGGAGGCCACGCGGTCCCACCCAAGGGAAAGCGCGTAATCGTGCAACGCCGACGCTTTGCGGTAGCGTGGGTCGGACGGATCGAACAACCATCGGACGAGCAAAGGCACCGACACGTCGAAGTAGAAGTCCGGGCGCACCCGCAGCCAAAGGCCGGAGCCGACTTTGCCAATCTCCCAGACCAATTCGGCTGTCGTGAGGTAGCCGCCGCGGGGGCCGCGGGGGCCGTGCCAGTTGGTTTGCTCGGTAAACTTGCTCAAAACTCTAGCCCCATCGCCTGCGCCATGTCATGCGTCAACTTGCATAGCTGCACGGAATAGGTCGTCTACCTGTGCATCAGTAAAGCCCAATAGGTGCTGGAAGAACGCGATGTTCTGTGAGTTACGCACCCAAGTCTGTGCGCTGTCGATGATCACCTTCTCCTGCCAAGAGGCTGTATCACGATAGGCTAGGATGGTATTCCAGTTGTTTTCACCAAGAGCTAGGATACCCTGCATTGGGGTACAGGCCATATTGGTGCGTTCTTCTGCGGTAGCTGCTTCAATCTCTGATGGCGTTGGAATTGTTTCGGGCGGCGGTTGATGTGGCGCTGGTCCTGCGGCTATTGCGTTCTCATACTCACCACCTCGGTCAAGGTATACAGTTCTGTTACCCTCATACCGGACTACGCCTATCTTTTGCGGGTTTGCCCAAAAGTAAATCATATCTATTCCTCACTTCTTAACATTACAGGGTAAACCTCGAAGTACGCATCAGAGGCAGTTATATTAATCACGCTAGCGGAAGATTTATTAAGGGAGGAATATCCTTTATGTTTCCACTCAAAAGTATCACCAATGTCTACGGAGGTATCAACAGACCTAGCTTGGGCGGTGGTGGCTTGGGTAGTCCACGTCCCGCCAATCTTCACACCATTTTTATAAAATTCCAGATAGGCAGTGTAGCTTGAAGTAAGAATCTTGAAAGAACAGTTGAACCGCATAGTCCCGGTAAACGATTGGCTTGTGTAAGAACGAGCCACAACATAAGTACCTGCCGCAGTGGTTTCTCCAAACACTGTTCCCATACCTACATCAACCTCAAAGGCATCTGAGGCAGTTACCTCCACATGCGGAAGGGCATCTTCTTCCGCCCTAGCAATGGCAGTGCCTAATATTCGTGGCTGACCAGCACCGCCCGCAGCGAAGTCCGCCAGTTCAGCGGGGTCAATCGCGCCAGTCGCGCCAGTCGCGCCAGTCGGTCCGGTTGCGCCTGTCGGGCCTGTCGGG